TTAATAACAGTAATATTGTAAGATGGTTTTAGTAAGTTATAATCCTCTTCAATACTACTTATTGCTTTCTTTTTAGTAATAAATAAAAGGTTTGATACTGGCAAAAGCTCACTAACACCCAAGCTCGTGAGAGTTTTACCAGTACGCACCTCCATTGCAAGATACACAAATTTGTGAGCCTCCAACACAGGTAAAGCTTTATTTATTATTTCTATTTGATAGTTTCTAAGCTTCATAGTTTTAACATTCCGTTTGACTCTTTGCTATGTAGGTTAACAAATCTAATCCACTTCCCAACTGTATCTCTTCCCTCTTGTGGCTCACAACTATACTTATACACTGCGTAAGAGTTTAACCATTTGTAAAACCTTGTTCTACTTATAGTCATTTTACCACGTGTAGACCTATCAGGGTTTTCTTCAACAAAATCATTATACAAATCATTTTTATATATCTTACAATCAAATTTTAATTTATCTTGTGGAATTGAAGTTCCAATAATACCACACCATTCAATAAAATCATAACCTGTTTTCGCAGATAGTTTTCTTATTTTTAAATTGACAAATTCACTTTTTAATAAACCTTCCTCAAGATACTTTTGCAGGTTGTGTATCATGTAGTTATCAAACTGACACCATTCAGCATCATTCCACTCTCCAAACATTAATCTTCCAAATTCTACTAAAGGTGTAAATTCTTTTGTGTAATGTTGTGCTAATTCTAATTCCCACTTTCTTCTTTCAAAACTTGTACCTTCTCCACTTATAGCGTAGTTAGTAGTTATAGCAATCTTAGGAGATTTAGAAAATGGAATTCGTATAGCATCACGATTCTTTTTTTCCAGCATTAAACCCTCTGTAATTACACTAAACAATCTTTCAAAGTCAAAGTATTTTTTTACATCATCAAAACATAATATTTGAGTATCAGCAGAAACAGTTTGATAAGCAAAACTCTTTTCAAAATTAAAAGACTTACCATCAATAAATACTAACTTTTTCATATGACTTAATGCATTCATAAATAAACCTTTACCTGTTCCACCTTCAGGATTGTCAGTTATAACTTCATCATTTAAAATTACTGCTGGACAATAAGCTAAGTTTTTCCATCCATGAAGCATGTATCCAATTGTGGATTCCATAGACTTTATTCTTGATGAGTCTTTGCCACATATGTTTTCTATAAAAGTCTTGTAATTACATTCGCCTACTTCACATAGGTCAAAATCTCTATCTATGACATGATCTTTCCAAACGTATCCTCCTAAATCTATGTAATCAATCGTGCTTATGTTGTTGTACTTGATGGAAACTGCACAATTTCTATAATATAAATATGCAGTATCTTTTGTATCCTCAATAAAAAACACATTAATTGATGAAAGTAGAGTTAAAAACTCTTCTCTAAAATATCGTGTGCATTCTGCAAAATAATTATAAATGGTATAATCATCAATTTCTAATAAATAACTTAAAATATAATCTTTAATTTCTTTTTCAGAAGTGTGATCAATTAAGTTATTGGTTACTCTTACAAAAACATAATTTTTACTTCCCTCTGGATTAAACTTGTAAAACCCATTGTCTTCAAGAAAGTTCTTAAATAAAATATGAACTATTTTAATTGTTCCTTTTTCATTCTTACTCCAAAAGATATTGTTGTTATGTTCTTCTTCTAATTTGTTTATGACACTTTCAATTACATTGACCTCAATATTATCATCAGCTAATTGAGATCTAATTTCTTTTTTTGTGACTCCACTCAATAGTTTATGTTTTATAAGATTTACTTTTTCTTCATCCTCATAAAATTTTGTTCCAAAGTTTTGTTTTTGTGAGTAAGCAGATTTAATAGTCCTCATAACTTCTGAATTAGGAAAACTTTTTGAAGCAAATGAAGTCATAATATACTTAGCTAAATTTTCATTAACACCAAAATCATTAAATGCTGCTGCTAAAATGTATGCGTTGTTGTTACGTTCTCCAGCTATCATTCCATATTTTTTCTCCCACCATTTTAATAATATTTCTACTATTTTATTTTCATCCGTTACAGGTATAGTAACTACACCTTGTGTTTTAGAAACCTCTGTGTACTCTTGTTCAATAATTTTATCCCATAAACTTGCTTGTTCATTGGTATAAATTAAAGGATCATAAGATTCATAACATACTCTTGATATATTTTTTGATGTAGTATCAAAGTATTCTGAATCAAAATGCTTTTCTAAAGAATAGAAATAATTTTTGTGGTTTATTATATCAGTTGGTATTTTAATTAAAACTTTTAAACCTTTACCACTTGGACTTATAAATACTGAATAAACATAATTGTCTTTAGATATTTTTTCTTTTTCTTGTAGTAAAGCTTTTGTTGTTTTGTACCCATCAAAATCTAAACAAATAAGACCTGAATGTTCTATTAAAGATGTATCGTTTCTTTTTGTAAATTTGCCACTGAAACAAATTGCTGGTAATGACTGTTTTAAAACATTTCTTTTTGTCTTGTCTGATTCTTTCCTTATGGATTTTACTAACTCTTTTGTTGCACCTTCTTGAATTCTCGCTAAGACTACTTCAACCTCTCTATAAAAGGGTTGAGAAGTGTTTTTAATGTCTTTAAATATTGTTATTTCCATTTTATGTTGATTTTATGTTGATTTTATGTTGATTTAATTTTTAGTAAGTTATTAGTTATTAGTTATTTAACTATATTACTTACTTTTTATGTTGAAAATTAGTTAATATAATTAATAAATAAAAATAAAAGAGATAGTAATATTTATATAATATAGTATAAGGCTAAAAAATCAACATAAAAAAAGAGGCCATTAGCCTCTTTCTTACAATTCAGTATATAATCCCAAGTCTTTACTATATACTAAATTTAATTATTAAAATGGTAAATCTGGATCAGAAGCTTCTACATTATCTGAAGCAGTTTCAGTAGCTTGTTTGTTGTATGGCTCTTGTAATTTACAAGAAAAATACTTTTTCCCAGCTTTGCTTGTTGTTAACCACGCAGACACTTGGAAATCATTTCCATTTAAATCTTTGCCATTACCATTGTAATGTGGTTGATTGTTTTCTGCATTTTGATTTTCGTTTTTAAACAAAGAAAATGTTCCTGGTTTAATTTCATAGGTTGATTCATTCATAATTATTCTTTTATTTTAATTGTTTGTTCCAATTCATTTATTGTTGATATGATAATATTTGTTTTATCATTTATACTATTTGCAGACATTGGAACTTGAATCCACATAGTAGTATTTTTTTCTGTTAAGCTAATTCCTAACTTATTCAAAATTTGTTTAAAGTATTTCATAATGAATATATTGGTTAATGTTTTCCTTAGAGTCCTTTGAAAAGAAGCTGTTGTACACATTTAAGGCTCTTTCTACCTTTTCCCTACCCCTTTGTAGGAATTCAGGAGAAGGTGCGTATATGCCAAGCTGATGAGTTATTTTGTCTACTACATAGAATTCTAAAGGTTTTCCAAATAACTCTTGATACAAAAACGCTTGTGAATCATAATTATATTTAGATGCTGAAAATCTAAATTTTCTTATATCCGAACTTGTTTTAATGTCAATAATTTTATCAGGAGTAATAATGTCTGCTTTACCTTTCCAAGTAAATCCCATTATTTCTTTAATATTTGGAACTTCATATTCATTCTCAAAATTAAAAATACTATTTGCCATTTCTGTGTTGTTCTTCAGAACTGCAATTATTTTATCCAAATTTTCTTTTTCTTTACTTAACAACATCATTTCGTTGTCGTTTTCCAAAAGCATTTCTTTGTATAACTTAGTATTTCTACTTGATACATCAATAATTTTAAAGTTATCCAATTTATGTTTTTCTAAGATAGCAGTATGAAAATATCTGCCTTCTAACATTGCTTTGGTTTGTTCTTTGTCTTTTCTAAAAGAAGAAGGATCGTTTAATAAAGTATATATATCTGAATTTGATAACCATTGTTGGCCAAATTTCCCATAATACAATTTATCATCTTTAAGCTTCTGTATATTTATATTTTTATCTATCATGATTTTAAGGCTTTAGACAATTGTTTCTTAACATCTGTAGAAATAGTGTACTTAAAGTTTAGTTTTTTCATTATAACACTTAATGACTTTCCTTTAGCATCTTCATGGTTGTTCATGTAATCAACTACTTTATTCCAATTTTTATCTTTAAATTCTAAAGGCACTATCTCAGTTTCTGTTATTATAGCTTCAGAAGTATCTAATTGAAAATCAGTAACAAGTCTTTTAAATTCTTTAGAATCAGGAATTGTTTTCTTTGGTGTAGTTGTATATGCTTTAGCATCTGTATCAGCATCACTTATTATACCTAAGATTGAAGACAACATATATCTCCTAAAATATGTAATACCACTTCCTTTTGATTGATGTGCATTCATGCCTTTCATTGGGGATTCTGGAATCACTGCGTGTGATTTAAGACTCTCGCCACTTGGATGATGAAACACAATTGTAGTTAATCCATCTTCTTCAATTAATTGTGTAAACCCTAAATTATACTTTTTTAATAAAGGATTGATTTGTGCAATAATATGGTCAAGTTTGACGTACTTGTACCCATAACCATCTGTTTCTTTTAAAAGAACAGGACAATTTTGCTGAAAATCAGCAAGTGCTTTAAAAATGTTTTTTTTGTTTTCCATTTGTTTTAATTTAATTGATTTAATTTTAATTTATGTTTAGCATATTTATTCATTACATTATCTCTACGAGTTTTTAAATTCTGAATATGCTTGTCGTTTTTACGAGTGTTCATCTCTTCCTTCATTCTTATTTCTATAAGATTTAATTTAAAATTACAGTTATTTAAAGCTATAAGTAAAACTCCTTTTTTCCAACCATTGTTAAAAAAATAGGAGTACTCCATATTATTCATTTCTCTGTAATAATCTCCACCCTTTGAGCAATTTAATATTTCAGTTTTGCTGGGAAACCTTTGAATTTTTACACCAAGTTTTATTATAAACTCTCCTTTTTCGACTTTACTCTTAGCTGAAGATCTATCACTTGATGCTTGTTCAAATATTTCATCTATAGTAAAAATCATATTTCTTCATTAATTTTATCGATCATTTGTTCAAAATCTTTATCTGAATCAATTAATGCTTTTGCTTGTTTATATCCATGTATAATAGTAGAATGAGCGATTTTACATCCATTATCTTCCATAAACTTCTGGACATAAGACACTCTAATTGGTCTTTCTAAACACAAATAGTATAACAATTGTCTTGCATCAACTAAATCTCTTCTTCTTGATTTATCAAACATCTCATCTAAATTTAAATGAAATTGTTTTGCTATTGCGTGTGCGTACTTATCAAATATTTCTCTCTTCATAATTTGTTTATATTAATTTCATTTAATCTTTCTAATTCAAATCGCAAATGTGCAATTGCTTTATGTATATCTTCAATTGGTGTGTTGTGTTTGCGTGAAGCACGTAAACAATATGTAACTGCTGTACCTATATTATATGTACAATCAAAATCGCTTACTACATATCTTGCTTGATAATTTCTTTTTTTGTTTGTTCCTATATAATAAGTAGGAATGTTTTTTTCTTTTGGCATATTTTATTTTATTTAATTTAATTTATTAAAAAGAGGCTCTGTGTGAATATTCAAATTAATGTCTTTGTTAACACAGAATTAAGACTGCTACTCTCAGTCACCTTTTTAAAATAGAGGTAAAAAAAGAGGTAACGTAGTTACCTCCTCCTCATTTAGGCTGTGGTCACAAATAGACCCCCATTTAATAATCCTCTGATGGATTAACCTTACACAAAACAACACTAAAACTTCTGTAAAAGTAAGGTATTACTTTGTTATAACCAAGTTTTTTTGATATAAAAAACTCTCTAAACTTAATTGTTGTAGCCATCTTATATAGTCATAATTTGGATTTTTTCTAAGTTTTTCTTTTAATATTAAATCTTCTAATATATTCATATATGTGTGATTTTAAGTGTTTGATCAATAAACGACCTCCACAAATGACTTCTAAGAGACTTTCTCTTAGTAAGTGATACCTAAGTATCTCCAACTTTTCATTAAGTTAGTAATTAATTTTTTAATGCTGTTTCATTATTAAGTAGATTAATATTCCTAATATTCCTAAAAAGGAAAAAAGCGTTACTTTGGAATCGTCTTTGTATTTGCTCATAATTTTGTTTTGTTTCTGAATTTAAATCCTTTTAATTCTTGCTCATACATAATAGCATCATACTTTTCGTTATCCTCTAAAGCTATTTTTATTTTTGTATTGTATTGCTTTATTCTACTATTATATTCTTTTTTAGTTATCATTATAAATGTCCTCCTTGGTTTAATTTTTTACAGTCGTATCTCCATTCTTCATCTAATTCTGCTTCTTCAAATCCTTCAAGATCATATAGACCTGTGCCATATACAAACTCTGCCTCGTTTAGTTTCATTTCTATGTCCTCTCCCCATTTATCTTCATTAGCTAAAAGATAATCTACCAGATCTATTTCTTTTAAAAATGTGCCATCAATAGGTTCTACATACTGATAATCTTTCAAATCTTCATTATTTACTTCTAATTCTACTTCTACGTATTTGTGATAAACTCTGCGTACCATTACTTTTACTATCATTTTTCTATGTTTTTAATGTTTTGCAAGAATTTGGACTCTATAGATTCGTTCTAAGAGCTTTTCTCACACTAAGTGATACCTAAGTACCTCCGTTTACCACGAAAACCTCGCATATTTCTATGCAAGGCGTTTGTGGGTAGTTCTGAATTATATAAACAAGTGAATATTATTGTCTTTCAAAAACTCTATCACTTTCGAATCCGTAGTTGCTCTATGAAATATGGAGTTTATTTCCACTTCGTGATTTGGACTTAATTCCGTATCCACAGTAATTTTTAAGAATTTAAGTGGGTTTCCTATTTTACTATGTAGAACTCCATCAGATTCTCCAACACATATTATGAACGCATCTTCTTTATTGTCTGCCAAAGCTGTAACTACAGCTTCTATTTTCTCGACACACTCAAACTGTTGATACCACGTTAATTCACTACCATGATATACAGTTATGCCATCTTGCTCCCACTCTTGATCAAACAATCCTCTGCCTACTAAACTTCCTTTCTCTATATATCCATTATCAAGAAAATGAGTTAATTCCCCTCCTGTGTATTCATTACGTACTATAAATGTTAAGTCTTCTAACATTTGTTTTTTCTCTGTTGGTATCCCAACATAAATATCGCTTACATATCCCATAATTATTTGGTTTCTAATGTTTCGTTAATAAATAATACTATCTCATCTAACTCAAGTATTTCATTTGTTATCTTATCTGAATGCCTTAATAATTTTTCTCCAAATGATAAGGCTACTGGAGTTGCCATCTTGTTTTTAATCATTGTCTTAATTCTGCTCCTTAACTGTCTTAAGTCTTGTTTACAGCGTTTAACCATTCTTTCAGACTCTAAATAATCTCCCATTAAATCAGTGATCCTGTCAAAATCTCTGTCTTTTTGTGTTTCTAAATATCCCATGTTGTTTTGTTTTTAATTAAGGCATTATTGCCCTTTACCACCAAAACCTCCCAACCAATGAAGGAAGGGAGGCGTTGACTTGAGTTCTGAACTCTAACCAAATACTGTCAATACAATATTTAATAAGAGCCATAATATAAGGCAGAACATAACGCCTGCGAATGTGTCAAAAATGTTTTTACGATTGAATAAGTTTAAAATGTTTTTCATGTGTTTTGTTTTAAGTTGTTAATGTTTATATAGTGTTTGTTGATGGGTCTAATATATAAAGTCCTTCTTCGCAGTCTTTACATACAGTGCCATATTCGGTATCCTTAACGCTTGTAATTTCATCGCAGCTTTCACAACTAAACTGTTTTTCATCCTCCTCCTTGGAGAATACATTGACTACAGCTTCCGTTTTAAAGGTTTGTAAATAAGTCTTTAATACATCCTTGATTTGTTTTGGATGAAAGATGTTAATGTTTTCTGCTCCATTGCTTAATTCTGCAATTCTTCTTGCTACTAAAGATTGAATTTCAATAGTTAAAATAGTACTTGCTACTTGTCCTAACTCACGAACATTCTTGTTCGCTTTTTTAATTAGTTGGTCATTGTTTAAGTGTTTCATGTTTCTTTTATTTAGTTATTATTATTTCTGTTAAATATACTTCTGCTTCCGATAAATACTTACTGTTCTTTTCTCCATATTGAATCATAGCAGTTTCTTTATTTATGTTCCAAATTTTTTGTATTGTATAGTCATTACCATCGATAGGGTCTGGGTCATTCCATATCATTTTTTGTTGGTTCATTTGTTCAAAATCTGTTGCAGTAATACCCCAATTAGTTGCTGTTAAAGGTCTTTTCATAATGTATTTTTTATTAAGTTCGTATTTATCAATTAATCTTTCTAATTGGTCTTCAGTCAAATGATGAAATTCATCATTCATATTGTCGTTGTTGAGGTATGTCCCTCCACCTTGTCCATCATTCCAAATTGAAATACCCTTGACGTTAGTTGTACACTCGTATCCTAAACCTCTGCGAGTTTCAAAATACCTTGTTGATGTTACTTTCATATTATAGTTGATTTAAATTAGTAGTTGTAATTAGCTTTTATCCATTGAATTAATGTTGTCCTGTGGTCATCTGATAAG